ACAAACTCTTAACAAAACATTTACTTTACAAGAACCAACTGCTTCTGATGATATTACAGTTTTTAGAACGGATGTTGCCATAACAGTACAAGAAGTAATCGCATGTTCAACTGGAACTTCACCAAGTACAACTTATCAATTAAAACATCATCCTACTAGAAGTGATGCCGGTAATGCATTAACAACAAGTGCTGCAACAACAAGTACAACAACCGGAGATACTGCTTCATTAAGTGATGCTACTATTCCAGCAAATAGTTGGATTTGGTTAGAAACAACAATCGCAAGTGGTACTGATGTTTATTTAAGTATTGACATAAGATATACACAAGATTAATAAATAAGATAAATAAGATATGATAACTATAACTTTAACAGAAAATAGCGGAATTAAGGCTGGAGGTCTTGATATCTACGCAGCCGGAATAAGAAAAATTTCTTGTCCCGGAAACATAGCAACAGGAAGAGAAACAATTCAAAAGTTCAATGTGCCTTTTAATTGGTGTTACGGAGAAGCTAGCGAATGGGATTCTAATAAGACAATTCAATTAAAAATTTCAGATTCTGAAAAGAATATTATGGGACAAGACTTTGAAATGGAAAACGAAGACGGTTCTGATAAATATACATATTCTGATGGTGGAAAAACTGGACTAAGTGCTATTCATTATGTAATGAGTAATTACGGCAAACAAATCATTGAAGAATTTTTTCCTAGTGCTGGCAGTGTTGAAATAACTTATTTAGATTAAGATGATAACGATTATACGAAAAGTAGAATTAGGAGAAAACAACGAAACTATAACTACTGATGTCGGTTATACTACGAATAAAAGTTTAATTGATAGTATAAATATTGATTACGATTCTAGTTTAGGTAAGTTTTTTGGAGAAAACCTAACTAAATTAGATAATAATGTTGTTAGTATATCTGATTTTTTTGATGTTACTAGTTTTGTATATAGAGCTACTACACAAGTAAGTAGTCTTGAAGGATTAGACCTTTCAGAGATAACTAATGTAAACCAACTTTAATATGGCAATAGTAGTAGGAACAAAATCAATAGATGTAAATAATCCTGGAAGTTCAGTAGTAACTCATAATCATACTCAAGATGTTGGAAGTAATGGATTTTTAGTGGTTTGTATAAATCATAATAATACTGCTACTATTTCAACTATTAAGTATAATGGTGTAACGATGACATCAAGATTATACTACAATTCAAGTACATTTTCATCAAAGTGGGGATTTTGGGTTTTACCTAATCCAGCAACAGGAACAAACCAAGTTAGGGTAGATTTTACAGGAGGTGTGTATCAAGCAGTATGTATGCAAGTATTTTCTTTTACTGGAGCATCTTCATCAGGAGGAATCGTTGGAAATAACGATTCAGCAGCAAGACCACATTCAAGAAATAGATCACCAGTAACTGCCGGTTCAAGAATGATTTTAATGTCTACTTCGAGTGCATCACCTGGAACAGTAAACAACACAATAAATGGCGTAGTAATATTTAAGAAAAATGTTACGAATGGTGCTAGAAGATTAAGTGCTGGTGTTTCAAATAGTGTTCTTCCAGCAGGAACAATAAACGCAACGGCCACAACTAGTGCAAACTGGAAAACTCTTAGTAATCAAACATTAGAAATTAAAGAATTTGTTTCTACATCACCAGTAACCACGGTATCTCCTACTACACTAAGTGGATTTACTTATGTAGATGGAAGTGGACCTAGTACAGCACAATCTATTACATATTCAATAGCAGATGCTACCGGTGACTTGGTTACTACTGCACCTACTGATTACGAAGTATCAAATTCCGAAGCTGGTACTTATACACAAGCATTTACCCATAGTGGACCACCAACGGGACCTTTTACTACATATGTAAGATTAAAAACCGGACTTGCTGTAAATAATTATACTGGTAATATTACTTTGGTTTCTACTGGGGCAACAACGAAAACAGTCGCTTTAACTGGTTCTGTAACGGAAAGACCAAGAAGAAGAATAATAATTTGTTAATTTAAAATAATAATCAATACAAAATGAAATATTATATAATCAGCAAAATAGAATTAGAAGGAACAGATAACCTTAAATATACAGATGTCGGATATACCGAAGATATTAACATAGCAAATGAAGTAAATGAACAATTTGATTCTACATTAGGTAAGTTTTTAGGTGAAAATAGAACCAAACTAGAAATAGGAGAGGTATCAATAAGTACTTTTTTTAATGGTATTGATTCAGTGAATGAGGCAAGAACTGAAGTAGAAAACGTAGAAAACTTAAATATTGTTCATATAACTAACTTAAACCAATTATAACATGTCAGTACCAACTAACGGAAATGTAACAAATGCAAATCCAACACCGGGAGCTAATTCAAAAACACAAGCACATACTCAAAATACAGGAAATAATAGATTTTTAGTTGTTCAATTGTGTATGGCAAATACTGTTAATTATTCCGGATGTACTTATGGTGGTCAAGCTATGACGCAATTGCATAGTACAAACAGAAGCGGTCTTTCTCAAAGAATGGGATTTTTCTATCTAGTAGACCCACCAACAGGAAACAACAACTGTGTAATAAGTTTTACTGGAAATCAATGGAATCCAATTAGTATTCATATAAGAAGTTTTACTGATTGTGGTGGAGTTGGGAACTACGAAAGAAGTGGTGGTTCATCAACACCAAATACTAAAAATATAGTAGTTGAACAAGATTCACTAATAATGATTACCTCTTGTTCAAATAGTGTTGTAGCAACTCAACAGATACCAACAGGAACAAACAGAACTTTTGTCACACATAATACTAATAAACAAGTTGGAACAGGAGCTATAAGTGCTGCTGGACATAATGCTGGTACAATAAGTATAAGAGCAACTTCTACGAGTACTAATATAACATTAGATAGGGTAGAAATAAAAGGTCTTGGTGGAAGTGGTAGTTCAAGAAGACGAATAATAATTTGTTAGTATAAAATATTTCCCATTTAATTTACATTTAATTAATATATATAAAATTTTTAAAAATGATAAAAATAGAAGACATCACTCCTTTAACAGTACTACAATGGATAAAAGGAGATAAAGAAGGTCAAGTTGAAATTGTCGATACCATTGAAACTGCTGAAGATTTTGTTTGGATAAATTTCGTAGGTGGAGGAAGAATCAACGGACATGTAGTTAACGAAATGATGGTTCATTCAGGAATTGCTGATGAAAAGGATATAGAAAAACAAAATCTTAGTAAACAATCAGACGATGGTGGTTTACCAGATGCACCTTATCAATTATCAACACCACCTCCGGTTATACAAAAAGTAGAACCTAAAAACGAATTCGGATTTGACATTTTAGATAAGGCAAAAAGAGATTCTAAAATGCAATTAGATATTGCTATTGATTTCGATTTTATTTCAGAAGATAAATTAAAAATGTTGATTGAATTATATGGTAGTGAATTATTAGATTCAGTCAGGGACTATATAAGAAATCAAATTACAGAAGAACATATCAATAATTGTATAGATAAAATAGTAGAAGAAAAGTTTTCAAATAACGATTCATCAAAATCAGATTCATTTCCTGGAACCTTATATTAATACGTAGTAAATATCATATATTAAAATTTAAAGTATGCAAATCACTAGAGAACAAAGAAAATCATTTGTAAAGAATGCAAAGAAACAAGTCAAAAAAGGATTGATGACTAATGCGGAATTTCAAGAAATCAAAAAGCAAATGGCTGAATTAGGAAAAGAACAACACGAAAATCTACAACAGCAACTAAAAGAAAATAATGGCATTTCTAGTTTTTCTAGTCAAAAAACACATTCAGTAGATGTTGAAAATGAAATAGATATTGATGCTGAATTAGCAGAAGAAGACTTTACACCAGACGATTTATAATGAATAATTTTTTTATAATTCATACAAAAGAACACACAGGATTCAAGGATTTTATCAAAAAGAAACCGGGTAGCATTACTGTATCTTATGTTGATATATTAAATCAACAAGAAAAATACTTATTATTCGGTGAAAGTAAAAATAATTCTGTTTTGAGTTGTGAACTATTCAATAAATTATACGATTCAATTGCAAACCTACACAATCTAAAGTATCATACTATATTTTATTATACAGATACTTTAGATTCTGTTATTCTTGAAAACTTTATCGGAACTATCGAAAGTTATAGAAAAAAGTTACAAGTTGTAATGGAAATTCAAATATGCGACTTAGATGAACCTACCGAAATAAATACAGAATGCCTAAATCAAATAACAACGATAAAAAATATAAACCAAGTAAACAAGGAATATATTCTTCAGATATTCTAAGAGATAAAGTTTACAAAAAAGGTGATACGGTTTATTTTTTACTTTTTTCATACAGCAATCCGGATACTATAAAAGCCTTTTCTGGCGAAATCCTACGACACAAAACAAATGCCGACCATACATTAGAATACGTTATTAGAATAAAAAATGCATTCGAAAAAAGAGAAATGCTCAAAGATTTCTTTCATAACAATTGGTTCAAGACTGCAATTAAATCACACGATATTCAAGATTCTGTATTAAACGAAGGGGTTAAGATGTTTTCTTTTGTCGATTCTGAATTAGTACAAGAAATTGAAAACAAAGATTTTAGTTACGGAAAATACAAAACATTCTTTAAGAATCAATCAGATAAATTTATTTTTTGGGTAAACGAAGCCTTTGTTTTTGATAGACATTACGATTCTATGACTTATCTTAGTAAGTTAAACTTTATGTCAGCTTGTAAATGTTTAAAACAACTACACGATATTGTAGTTTCGAAACACAATGTGCAAAGTGCAAGCAAAATATATACAAATTCTACACAAAAATTTATTCAAGAAAATAAACCTATGATACTAAAAATCATAGATGACATGGGCCCTGAATATGAATACTACAAGAAAACAAATAAAACGGTTTATGATTTTTTTGATGACTATATTTTAGGTAGACCAGCAAGACGAATCGAATTTAGTAAAAGTAGAAAGAAAAATGTTTTGTATTATACAAATAGAGACCTATATAGAGAAAAAGAAAACCGAGATTGACCTAATTTACGGAAAGATTAAATAATATAAATCTTAGGTCTTTATGAGTTTTAGCGAAAATCCAAATAACAATTCTAAAAATTATATAGAACGTTCAATTAAAGGAGATGCTATCAATCTACCTGAAGGTCCTAAGTATGACGAAAAAGGTAAAAAGACCGACAAAAACTTTCCAGCATTAGAAGGTAGGCAATCTATGTTGCACTCTCTTTCTGTTATTCATTATAATGATATGTTTGAACAAGGAGCAAACCTATCAGCAGATTCTTTTAATCTTAAAGAAAGTAGATATTTTAATGGAAAAACCGCTAAAGGATATAGAAATCCATCCGGTTCTAACATTGTTTCAGCATTTGACGAAACTCAAGTAAATCACGCTATGCAATATAAATGGGGAGACTTTTTATTTGTAGATGATTACGGAAAAGTTCCTAATAACCACTTGATTACCCTTAGAAGATTTCCACAACCAAGTAACGATAACTTACTTAATAATTTACAAAATCCAAATAGAGATGTTGCTAGACTATTAACATATATAGATGGTGAATCAAATGCATTTGATAGTGTTTTTTCTTTCAGTGCTGGTTTTAATTGGAAAGAATTTCAAAGTGAAATTCAAACACTGGATAAATCAAAAACTGGATTCGGTAAATTAGATTTTTTAGGATATGCGGATACTTCTGGTAAGTTTGCAAAAGAAAAATTACAAGGACAAGCCAAAACCGATTTTGACCCATATTCATCACATGCTGCAAATTATACCTTTGGGCCAATAGATGTTATTGATAAAGTAATGACTAGAGATAAAGGTATAAACTTTACGCAAGATGTAACACTAAAATTTAGATATGCTGTTCGTTCTTATGATGGCATAACTACAAAAGTTGCATTTTTAGATATTATAGGTAATATGTTAAATATGGTTACAAATAAAGCACCCTTTTGGGGAGGTGCTGTTAGATTTACTGGTGGTGGTGCACATTCAGGACCAATGGGAGATTCTAAAATGCTAAAAAACGGAGACATTAGTGGTTTCTTGAAATCTTTTATGGGAGATATCACCGATAAATTATCTAAACCTTTCGAAGGTGGACTAATGAAAGGTTTAAAAACTATTGCTGGAAATGCAGCCTCATCTATGTTAGGTGGTGGTATGGATAAATTAGGTAGACCCGAAATGTTTTCCTTACATTCATTACTAACAGCAAATCCAACAGGAGAATGGCATTTAACAATCGGAAATCCTTTCAATCCAGCTATGATGTATGGTAACTTAATTATGGAAGATGCATCTTTCAGTATGGAAGGACCATTTACAGCAGACGATGTTCCTAGTTATGTAAATTTAGAAGTTAAATTAAAACATGCAATGCCTAGAGATAAATACGGAATAGAAAGAATGTTTAATTTTGGAGGTAGTAGATTTTATGGTAGTAATGCCGATTTCGAAAACAAATCTTATTATAGAAATAGGGGTGGAAATAGTTCTGGAAATAAAGGTGATTATAGCGTACTTAAAACAACAAAACAGGCCGAAAGTGGTGCAGTTTCTTTAGCAAAAAGTGGCAGATTTCAAAGCCCTAATGTCGGTAAAACAATAGCATAATGGAAAATTTAAAAAGTAAAATACAAATAAGTAAAGACAAAATAACTAATATAGTTGATTTTGCAGAACCTACGTTTGTTCCAGAATATAATAGTGTACATTTTCTTGTAAGGAAATTGATAAAGGTTTCGGAAGAATATGACCGTAGAGTTGATTTAATATCCTTAGCAGTATACAATTCTGATGACTATGTTGATATAATTTTAAAATGTAACGAAATATCAGACCCACTAAGTGTAAGAACTGGTGATGTTATTCTTATTCCTGAACTAGATGATGCTAAGAATTTTTATAAAAATCCAAATAAAGAATCTAAAGAATCTAAACAAAAATATATTGATTCTACTAAGAAAAGTAAAGTAGACACTAAACGTTTAGAAACCCTTGCAAAAATTAGTAGTAGTGTTAAAAATGGTTCAAAAGTAAACGTAAAACCTAATGAGCTTAAACCAGGAGAAACTAATATTGATATAAATAAAGAAACTAACAGTATTAGTGTATAATGATAACAGGAAGCAAGAACTCAGACATATTGACTATCAAAGAACCTGCTGTTGTTTTAGAACAAATAGAAGTAGGTAACTTTGAAGACGAAAGACAAACAACCGCAAATAAAGAAAAATATATGGGGAACAGTACTCCTCATATAAAGATTAATGGATATGAAATGGATTCTAATACCATTATCAAATTTAAAATACATTCTAAAGATTTTGTACCTACAATAGATTTAGCATTCAATGACGTTTCTAAACAATTTCAAAACGATTTTCCTAAAGATGGTGATTTGATAGAATTGTATATTAGAAGTAGAAACAATGATGCAAAAAAGAAAATAAGAATAAATTTTGATATTCTTTCTATAAAAGGACAACCATCAAAAAATAAAAATATTTATAGTTTAACGGGTATAATGAAAGTGCCTAACCTATTCAGCGAAAAACAACTATCTTTTTTAGAAGATACTTCGTATAATCATTTATTGTCTGTTTGTGATGAAACAGAATTAGGTTTTGCGTCTAATGAAACAATTACAAACGATAAAATGCCTCGTTTTAATCCGAACAATACTATAAAAGATTTCATAAAGAAAACGGTTGACTATTCATATAAAGATGAAAATAGTTTTTTTACTTCTTATATCGACTTGTATTATTATCTTACACTAGTAAATGTAAATACTCTTTTTTCTATGGATGAAACTTTAGAAGATGGAATTGCCGATATAGTATCATCAGTGACCGAAGATAAAGATTCACAAAACGAAGGTGTTAAGGGAGATGATGCTAAAATTATTTTATCTAATCATGATAATTTTAGTAATACATCTAACTATATAAAAAGCTATAGTCTTTTCAACAATTCCGGTCAAATATGGATGACAAATGGATATAAAAGGTACAGTCAATATATGGATATGGATACCTATGAATTTCAATCTTTCTTTGTTGACCCTTTAACAACAGAAGGTTCTGAAAAAGACTTAGTTATTTTAAAAGGTAAAGCAGGAGATGAATCATATAAATTACAAAATAAATTTTTATATCAAGGTAGGCAATTTAGTACTTTAAACGAAGGAAATTTACATCCAAATTATCATTATGCTAAAATTTTGAATTATCAAAACAATGAGGAATTAAATAAAATGGGACTAAGTATAACTTTACAAGATATATCTAGTTCTATATCAAGGTATAAAAGAATTCCAGTTGCCATATACGAAAGAGATGCTGGATTAATAGCAAATGCTGGAATGAAATATGGTGATGCTGAAAGAGATACGCAACCAGAACAAGGTAGTGATACATATGATAGACCTGAAAACTTTATTGCAAATAGTTTTATCAGTGGATTTTATGTTGTTCGTGATTTTTCTATTAATTGGGAAAAATCTAATGGTTTTACACAAACAGTTAATTTGATAAGAAGAGAATGGCCTATACCTTATAGCGCTGGTGTTGCAAAAAATAAAAATTAGAAATGAATTTCGACCCAAGTAAAAATAGCGAAAGTAAAATATATCCTAATGAAAAAAATTCATTTAGAGTAGGTACGGGAGCTGGTGATTTTTTGAAATTATTTCAAGACCCAACAACTCTCGGGTTTAAATTGTTTTTTGAAAACATTTCATCTGAAGGTTCTATTGGTACCGGTCTTTTGGGTGGAGAAGCTAATTCAAATTCAGCACTTTACTACTTGGATAAAATGGGAGATACTGCTCGATTCGAAATGTTAAAAGATTTCAAAAAACTTTTATCTAAATTAAATTCAGAATATCCGTGGTACTTTCAATCAATAGATGGATTGTCAGATGCTTGGGCAAGAGATTTCAGCAAACCAAAATTTAAAAAAGAGGTAACAATTTCTTGTTTAGAATCTATTGATTTAAGAATAACAGCATTGATGGATTTGTATAGAAAAGTTGCTTACGATTGGCAAAACAGAAGATGTATATTACCTGACAATCTTAGAAAATTTCAATTGTCTATAAAAGTTTATGATATTAGAAATTTTAAAAGAGACCCAGGTCAATTTTTAGAAAGTAATGAAATAAACGAAAATAAAAAAGAATTCAATGAGCAATTCTTAGGTAATACTATTGAAGATACTACACAAGTTACATTTAATTTATCACATTGTGAATTTATGTCGAATGATAGTGGTTCAGTATTCGGTTCTGTTTCTAATGCTAGTTACGAATCAGCAGTACAAACAATAAAAATTAGTTACGAAAACATAAACGAAGATAATATTTATAGAAGTTTAGTAGCATTAGGTAATCAAAGCAACCACTACTACGTTAGAGATTATCTAAAAAAAGAATTAGATTTATTGAAAGGTTCTTTCGACCAAGATAAATTAAATGCAGCTCAAAAAAGAGCAATTAACGATGTTCCGGGAGTCAATAATCCTAATTTTTCTGGATATGAAGCAACAGAATCAAGAGCTGGTGAATCAAACGTGCCGATGAATATGGGTAACCAATTTGGCGCAAAAGATGATGATTCTGAAATAGGTAAACCAAAGTTGCCTAATTTTGTAGGTAACCAATTTGGTAAAATACCAAAAAATGCAGAAGAAAGAAAAGCACTATTAAAAGCTGCTGGGGAAAGGGCAAAACAAGAGGTCGGTGATTTAGTTGATGATATTAAATCAAACGTTTCGGCTGCTGCCGCAAATCTAATTAAGAGTAAATTATCATCACTATTTTTAGGAAACGTATATGGATTTAGTGCAAGTAGCACATTAGGAACGGCAAGAAATAAGATAGTAAATGCGCCCGGCAAAAAGTTAAAGGATTTAGGCAACTCATTCGGTAAAGGTAAAAATTAATTATGTTTAAAGATATTACATTAGGAACTATATGGGTTGGAGAAGTCATAAATACAGGAGACCCTTTACAACTTGGAAGAGTTAAAATAAAAGTATTCGGTAAATACGATGAACTTGAAGCAGATGTTATTCCGTGGGCAATCCCTTATAATCAACTTTCATCAGGAACAGTTTATATACCAAAAGTAGGAGAAATTTGTAATGTTTTTTTCGAAAACGGAGATGAAAATATTCCTTTTTTTATGGGAATATCTAAAACAAATGATGACCTTTTAGGAGAATATGCAGAAGACTATCCAAAAGTTTGGTCAATAGTTTATGACAAAAAAGCTGGAGAGGATGCGACAGGAGAAGTATCTGATGAAAGAACACTTGAAATATTCTACACAGAAACACAAGGATTGATTATTAGAAAAAATGCTTCGTTTATTCAATTCAAAAATGAAGACGAAAGTATTTTTATCAAAAACGGCAAAACAGAAGATGTTATACATATTAACGATGACGGAATTAGTTTAGGTTCAGAAGGTATATCTGAAGAACCAGCTGTACTAGGAGACAAAAATGTAATAGCATTAGAAGCCCTATCAAAACAATTAAAAACATTAAATGATGCAGTAAATAAATTTGCTACAATAAATCAACCAATTGCTGCTGGTGTTCCTTTTACTGCAGGATTAGCGCCAGCATATCTTGAATTAAGTACTGCAACCCCACCAATTACAAAAGCACTTAACGAAATAGAAAAGAACGAAATACCAGCTACAAGAAGTTCAAAAGTAACTTTAGATGGACCATCATTACCAAATGAGTAAATATATTATAAACTTAAACCAACATAATTATGGCATTAGTATTACCGACATTTCAAGAAGACTTAAAGAAAATATTAGGTGCAAAAGAAGATGGATTAAACGATGAAGCAAGAGAAGCTATTGAAAAGGTTGCTGAAGAATTGGCACTTGCAATAGATTTATATATCAGAAGTGCAACAGTAACTACTACTGTAAGTACAGCAGTAACCACCGCTGTTACAACGGCTGGAACAGCAATTGCACAAGTAGGTGCTGGAGTAGGTGCTGGAGTAGGTGCGGGTGCAGGAACATTATCATAATTAAACAAATTAAATAACGTATAACTTTAAAACAAATAAAAAATGAATGAGCAAACAGTAACCTATGGTGACCCATCAAATATTTCTGTATTTGAAGAAACATCAAAAAAACCAACATTCTTAGAAAACGGTAAACTACTTTCAACCGAATCATATGCCGATGAAATGTTAAAGCAATATGATGATTCCTTTAACAAACTACCTAAAAATCTTAAATACGAAATTGGACAAACTATTGTAGGTAAAGTTTCGCAAATATCTAACACTGACATATTATTAGACATTGGTTCAAAAGACTTTGCCTATATTTCATTAGAAAAAGATAAATTAAACCCAGAATCATATAAAATCGGAGAAGAAGTTGAAGCTTCTATCATTGATACTAAAGAATATCTAAAAGCTAGTATTGTAGAATTCGTAAAATCGAATCTTTACAACGAAATGAAATATTCAGAAGAAGAAATAGTATATGATGCAGAGGTTTTAAGTCTAACAGAAAATGGATACGTTCTTAGTATAGAAGGTGTTCAAGTATTTATGCCAGGTAGTTTAGGAGGAATAAACAAATTATTAGATTTTCAAACATTAATAGGTAAAACAATAAAAGTTATGCCAATTAAAAATGAAAATGCATATTCTAAATTCAAAGACCAATTAATTGTTTCACATAGAGCATATTTAGAAACTTTAATACCAACAGAAATTGAAAAATTAGAAATAGGTGCTGTTTATACAGGAACTATAACAGGAACTAAACCGTTTGGTATATTTATAGAATTTAACAACGTATTAACCGGAATGATTCACAAAGATGATTATGATGAGGTTTTACTTGATTATTTTGAAAAAGGTGATGTTGTTCCTGGAAAAGAAATTGATTTCTATTTAAAGGAAGTTGTTACTAGCAGAAAAATAATTTTATCTAGACTAGTAGTTGATCCAAATGAAGTTGCAAAACCTAAATTTGAAAAAGGAGATGTTGTTGAAGGTAGAGTTGTTAAGACCGTAAAATATGGTAGTTTTATTTCTTTAGGTAGAAACGCAACCGGATTGCTTCACGTAAGTAAACTAAAAGATGGTGTAGAATTAAAAAAAGGAGATAGACACAACGTAAAAATACTTGATAATAAAGATAACAAATACGTTTTAGAATTAACTTAAAATATAATTAACATACAATCGTTACAAAAGGCAATCATTTCTGATTGCCTTTTTTTGATTAAATAAGAAAACTAACGCATTTTATGAACCAAGAAAAAGATATGGAATTACACAATAGTAAAGTTGGTTTAGAAATTGAATTTGTAAGAAAACCTACCTTTAACTTAGGAGAAATTAAGAAACAATTTTCAAAACTTTTAAAGGCAAAAATTAATATAGAAAAGGAACACCATTCAGCGTTTATTCCTACCGACAATCACTATAAAATAGAACCGGACTTTTCTTTAGGAGACCATTCTGTTGAATTAGTAACAGGACCACTTGATTATAATCATGCAAAAATAGTTTTAATAAAAGTCTTGAGATGGATTAGAGAAACGCCAGAAGTAAAAACTACCGAAAGGTGTGGAATACATTTGAATTTGAATTTTCCTGATGCTGATTATATACAACAAATTGATATTCTTAAATTTATTTTAAACTTTGATGAAGAAGAAGTTTATAGTAGATTTCCTAAAAGAAGAGACAATATATATACAAAATCAATAAAAGAAATAATTCCGTTACATAGTAACTTTGATTTCAAAACAATAAGTACTAATAGAACTAGTTTTGTTTATCCTACCAGTAAGTATTATGGTGTTAATTTTGAAAAATTAAAAAGTAATTATTTAGAATTTAGATATTTAGGTGGTAGAAAATACGAAGAACAACAATCTGATATCTTATATCTTTTAGATTATTTTTTAATGAGCATCAAAGAATCTTACGAAAAAGACGATAGTGAAATAAAAGAAAAACTAATTAAATTATTAGAACCAAAGAAAGATATCTTTTTGGCTGGTCAAAACTATTTTAATTTCAATAATATATTCAAAAATATAGAATTCAAAGTAGACACTAGAGATGATGTAGAAACATTAAAATTATTTTTTCCTCTTATGTGGAAAGATTTGTTTCCTATTCTTATTAGAATGAAAGAAGTAAAGTTTAATATGAAAGGAATAATAAATTACGATACTGACAATTCTTGTATTGAATTTGCTGGATTTATATTTAGAAAGACATTAATAGAAAATCCTAGAATTCTTTTTTATAATTGTAGATTACTAAATGTTGTTATGATTCAAACACCAGTACACGATTGTGTAATATCGGGTTCAGATTTAGATAGATGCGAAACTAACAATTCTAAATTCAAAGACAGTAGAATAAAAAATGGAGAAAATAGATATGCCGAATTTAAAAATTGTTATTTAGATGGTGTTGAAATAATAGATTCTTACGTAGATGGTGGTATTTTTAGAAAAGGTTCGCATTCAAATACTGAAATTACAGAAAGTACTATCGTAATTGACAAAGATGTTGAAAACCTGGACGAAAAGGAAGATTAAAAGAAATTAAATAAAATATGACTAAGCAAGAATTTTACGATGAACTTAATACAGCAATAACAGTTGGTTGTAGTTTACCATTTTCAGTTCCAGAAAAAGCAATAGACAATTTAGTAAAATATTCGGCTCAATGGTTTCATAGAAATTGGGATGATGGTGTAGAAAATATATATCTGTCAATTCCGGCAACTGTATGGAGCACAAATGAAGAATTTAAACAAACTAGGAAATTAACATTACCTAAGTGTGTTTATTCTGTCAATGCTGTTGCAAAGGATAGGTCTTCAAAGAGTAGAATGAGCGGTGGTGGTGCCGATTTTTCTTTTAATGGATTTATGAGTTCTAATTGGGGGGTAAATGGTAGTTTCGGTGGAACGGAAGATGTTACGCAAACAGACGCAGTTCTCGGTTATGTGATTGCATCCAGTTGGGGAGATTTAACTGACCTTATTTTAAATTATCCTATATCATATACATACAGTAGACAATCAAATAAATTATTTTTAAAAGGTTCTTTAGAACATTCACCAGATTTTTTATTAGATTGTGAAGTAAGAGCACCTTTAGAATCACTTTATAATTTAGATTTATTTTTTAATTATTGTTTAGGTCAAACTAAAATGCAACTTGCAAATATATTAGGTACATTTTCTATGGACTTACCAGGTGGAGCAACTATCAATTACGATAGGTTTTATGACCAAGGAAAAGAAAGTGTAGATGAAGTAAAAGAAGAAGTTAAAAGTATGAGAGGTGGTAGTGATTTTATCTTTCATACCAACGGACTATAAAAATAAAAGAATAAATGGGCGCAACAGATATTTATATTAGAAGACCGCAACGTTCTTTATATAGTAAAAACGATGTAGAAACTAACGATATGTTAACTATGTTTTTACAAGAAATAGAAATGGTTTTAGGAACACCACCTACAACAGTATTAGGTAGAGCGGATTTCGGTGTTGGTTTGCGTTCTTATCTATGGGATTTCAATGTAGGTGAAAGTGAATTGAAACAAGCCATAAATCAACAAATAACTTTAAATTGTGCATTATCTGGATCATTTAAGTATTCGATAGATGTTAAATTCTACGAAGTAGGTAATAGCGATTCAGCAATTATAGATATAACCGTAGAAGACGACAATTTAGTTAGAATGGTTATCAGTTAAATATAAAAAACAATTGTTCGTAGATGTCAAAGAAAGCAAAGGCCCAAGTTAATAAGATTATAGACAAAAGTAGACTGTTCGATGGTCAATTAAAAGAACAAATAGAACTATACTTAATCAAAGAATATGAAAAAAGAGGATTAAACTTTTCCCCTTCAAGTCCATATGGCCAAATTGTTGACGTACTTAACGAATTAAACAAATTACAATACTTTTATTTAGAGGATTCTTTAAATGAAAGAAATCTTTTAACCGCTTTTAAAGAAAATTCTATATTAGGATTATCAAGATTAACGGGTCACAATCCCAGTAGACCGATTAGTGCAAAAGGCGAATTATCGTTAAAGATAAAACCTGGAATGGCAAATGAAATACCGGGTGCTAATATACAAATTCAAAATTACAGTAAAGTATTGTGTAAAAACAATCAAAAAAATTATCTAATAATTTTAGATTCTGAGTCTGTTTATATTCCTAAAACCAGTTCGAAATTATTTAAGTTTCAAGTTGTTGAAGGAGAATTGAACACTTCTGATTTTATCGGAGATAATACTGACTTACAATCTTTCAATATTCCAACCAGATTTGCACAAATAGAAAATGATATAATTACTGTTTTAGTAAATGGTCAAGAATTTAAAAATTTTGAATCTCTTTATGATATTAAAAAGAACGAAAAAGGGGTCATAATAAAAACAGGAATTAATGGTGGGGTTGATATATATTTTGGCAATAAAGATTATGGTTACATACCAGATTCTGGAGAAAAAATCCAAGTGGAGTGGATTGCTTCAAATGGTTCGGGTGGTAATATTGGGGAATCATCATCTTCTATTTTGCTTGAATTTGTCGATGAGGTTTCTGATGGATTTGGTGGCGAGTTGGATTTGAATGAAATTTTCGATATTAGCGTATCTAAGAAAATAACAATGGGTGCTGATGCAGAAGATAAAGAACTTACTAGATTTTTACTTAACAAAAACAGTAGAGGATTAGTACTTGCAAATCCTACAAATTATATAGCATTCTTATCTAAATACAATCAATTTAGTTTTATAGAAGCATTCAATACTTTTGGTGATGAATATTTAGATGATGACAACATAGTATATCTTTTCTTATTACCAGACATTACAAGGAAAGTACAAAGCAATTCCGATTACTTTAGTACAGACATTAGCAACTTCTATCTTTCAAAAGAAGATAAAGATGCTGTTTATGATGTAATCAACAAAAGTGGTAGACAATTAATTTCAACTGAATTAGAAATAATAGACCCGGTTGTTACAAATTATGCATTGAATGTTTTTATTAGAGTTTTTGATGACATTATTAGCGAAGACACAGTAAAAGCCGAAATAACAAATGTAATAGGAGAATATTTCTTATCTTTACAAAGAAGAGATAAAATACCTCGTTCAGATATTATTAAGATGATAGAAGAAATTGATGGCGTAGATTCCGTTTATGTTGATTTTATTTCTAAAACTAACGAAGAAGCTATTTTTAACGGATATTATTTCAAAAAAATTAATTATAACAATACAGAGACATCTAGTGCTTTATTAAAAGCAGTTAGAGAAAATAACGATGTACCTAACTTAAATTTAAGCAATTCGATAGAAACCAACGAAAAAATTAAACTTAAAGTAGGAGAAAATCCTAACTTGGGATTAGATGAATTCGGTGATATTACAATAGGAAACAAAGAATTGCCGATTATTAGAGGTGGATTTACTGACAGGAATGGAATTATTTATTCTGATGGAATAAATGATGCTAATTTATCAGCACTAAATATTGTAATTAGAGAATCTATACCGAGAAAATAATATATAAATATGTCAATTAAAAAATCTCAAATAAAACAAGCATACGAACCGTTGGTTCAAGAAGAATTAGACATATTCAAAAAAACTATGTCCCCATATTTGACAGGGACAGAAAATGAAATTATGCAAGGATTTTTAAAAAGATTAGAAATGATTAAAATGAATAATTATTATTCAGTTAAACTTATTGAAAATTTATATAACTATACAGAAGAAAATCCAAATAAATAATATCAAATGTCAATTAAAAAAGAAAACTTACATTTCTTTAATAAAAAAGGAAACAACTTAAACTTATTTTATGATTCTGTTTCTGGATTATACAGAGGAAACTATGTTCTTAGTGAAAATGCCGTTTCGGTAGATTTAATTGAATCAGAACAAATAATTATATTAGAAAAAGTTTATAGTGCCGAATATCAAAAATTCATGTACGTTAAACCTACAAATGTAGATAACGATGCACAAGAAATATTATTCGAAATAGATAAAACCTCAATAGACGAATTCTTTACGTTTGACATCACTTTAGATGATACAACATACTATATAGACAAAGGAACTAATCAGTCCGTAGGTGCGACCTATGATGCCTCATTTACAGACGTTGTGATTGCAGGAGTTACCTATACAAATATACCGAATTCTTTTGAAATAAACAAATTACAAGAGAACTATTCAACGGCAAATATAGGCTTTTCATCGAAAGTTGAAAATTCATTTGTAGGTAAAGTAAACATGTACTTTAAAACGGGTGCAACTAAAGTTCAAATAGGAGAAGTATTTTTATTTATAGATACGGTAGCAGAAGATACCAGATTGCCCTTGATGTTAGAAACTTTAGGACATACTTTGAATAATAAAGATTTCTTGATATTTGACTCTACGAATGTAAACGAAGAAGATATTGATTTTGCAGTTGTTAACAAAAAAAGAAAAGAACTTTTACTCGAATTTCACAATATTTTTCCGTATCTTGGTTCATATAAAGCACTTATTAATGTAATTAAGTATTTCGGTTATGAATCGGTTACTATAAAAGAATATTGGAAAAATGTAAAAGTAGATTCAGAAAATTTTGGAAAACTAAGACCGGTTGACATAGAAAGTGTATTATTGAATTCTAATAATACAAAAGAATTGTCTGACTTGTTTCCATCGAAGGTATATTCAAAGACTAATAAATTTGGTATGTACTATCAAATTACAGAAGAAACTGGAAAATACGATGAAGACGGTTTACCTATAACTAAAGAATCTTTTGAATTTACAATTGATGAAATTTTAGTTAAATTATATGCACTTAAAGACAAGTTAAAAAAATATTTCTTACCACTAAACAGTAGAATAATTGATATTGTAGGGGAAGCCCTATATTATACAAAGGTAGAATTGAATTATTGGAATTCAGTTAATAGGATTGATGATGTAGATATAAATATAAATCCGACTTTTGAAGTATTTCCACGTAAATATGGATTCATAGAAGATTTGAGACCACTACAATGGTTAGGTGTAAAAATAAGTCCTGACTTATTATTAGATGGTTCAGCAAATTTAAAGGTACGAGAATTTACTCTTACTAATTCATTTTTTAGAAATAAACTAAAAATATTTGATAGTGTTTCTGGTGTAGGTTTTGAAATAATAGCTGACTATAAAAGTACAAACAAAACAAATGCATTAAAATTATACGAAGGTCTTATTAAATTAGGAGCACCTTTCAATGAATTTTATATAACAGTAGATGACAATAAAATACTTTTTGTTGAAAAAGAAAATACTGGTGCGGTTTTAGCATCTTATGTAGAACAAGGAATATATGCTGGAACAGTACCTACACTTAGTTTTCAAGACTATCTAAACGGAGCTCAACCAACAAGTACTTATGCAAAAGCATATTTACAATTCTTTTTTGATAGAGATTTTAAATTGTCTGAATTAGACAATAATGAAAATATTCCTGTTGGATATCCTATAATTTTAAAAAATACGAGTTTTGATATTAATTGGTCTGATGCAAATGTTACTTGGAATAGTTTAGATGAAAAAAGAAACTACAACGATTTCAATTTTCCCGGTTCAGCAGCATCCGGATTTCCAACATCGGCATATACTAGTGGTGGAGCAACCGGATTTGATCCATATAGTGGGGTATCTTGGGATGATTTTGGCAATGCAAATTTCTACGAAATGCAATGGTACATTTACAAAAAAGCAAATTCTGTTTCACCTTTTTGGTCAAGTACCGTAAAGGGGTCACTAGTCGATTTTAAAGAATGGGCAGTTAATTTACCTCATCCAGGAGATTATACAGTTGAGATGACTTTATTTGATATGTACGGTTCTTATAGTAAAAATACTGAAATAAATCATATTACAGTTGAACAAAAGAATCCTAACTTTACGGCTTGGAAAGTAAAAGATTTAAGTGATGTTAAGTGGGATGACTTAGAAAATTTAACTTGGGATGAAATGGGAAGTTCTTGGGAATTGCCTTTCTTACCTAATACAAATACAGATGATGCTATTTTAGCATGGCATAGCATAGACAGGGTAGAATTTTATCAAAATCTGGTAAAACAAAATGCTATACTAAGAAGTAAAGGTGATATAAATTCAAAGACTTGGAAAAACATTGGTGATAATGTTACTTGGGATGATGTTGACCACTTATATTGGGATGATTTAAGTAGTACTTATACAAAGTTCTATATCAAAGATTTATTCTTAGCCGCTGCTGGAAATGATATTACGATAAAAGATGCTGCTGGAAACATATTAGAAAAATTTGCTAAAACGGGGTTTTCTGCCGATGGGTATAAATTGAATATAACAGGAAATCAATACATAGACCTTGTTTTTCAATTAAGTTCTTTGGATGAAACTAGATATCCTATTTTATCAAGTTTTATTTATGAATATAGACCAATAATAGAATACGGAGTCCCGACTATTCATCAAATAATTGCAGTATCTAAAAAATTAGAAAAACCAAAAAGATATTTCTTTACTAGTGCTTCTATTAACGACATTTCAAAATACAACACACCATTAAATGGATTTGGTGCTGTTGGAGATTCTGGTTCAAGTTTTGATATTTACGGATTCAATAATTTTTATGCAATAGGCGGAACAGGAGCTACAGATCAATCTATAACTATTGATAATATATCTTATACTATTCCATCTAGTATTCAAACACTATCGGCATTAGCTACAGATTTGAATACGAATTCTCCGTTTGATGAATGGGGGTTTAATATCGTACAATCTTATCAAGGGGCAACAGCACCCGCAACTTACAAAGATGAAAAAATATTGGCATTCAAGAAAATATATTCAAGTAATGAAATCAATATCATTAAATACAATAAGGTTTACGGGACTAAATATGCAAGAAGTATTACAACTAATGCAACTTGGAATAGTTTAGATGTTCTTTATTATCAACGAGATGTAAAGCCGTTTACTCAAATTTATTTTAATTACGACATTTCGTGGATGCCTGGATATAAAAATCCTAAATGGAAAATAACGAAAGTTGGAACAGGAGAAGAGGTATTTAGTTGGTTGAATAAATATATGGTATATCTATTTACAGACGAAGGAGAATACAATATTTCTTTAGAATTAGAAGATACTAATGGAAATAAAAAAACTATAACAAAAAACGGATTGATTAGAGTAAAATCATATAAATAAAAATTAAAAATAAGAAAGATGGCTATAACTATTACAACATTACAAGGCACAAGTTCATTATCAGCAGATAGAATAACTCTGAATGATAACTTTAAGATAAATACGGATGCTATTAATAATATTTTAGGTGTTGTCAATACAACAACTGGATTGATTGACAATACTGGTGTTAGTACAAACAATGTTATTAAAACAGAAGGTCTTACTACTTCCGGAAGTAATAATAATGGAATTGAAGTTCAAACCGGAAGTATAAATATTACAGATGGAGATTTTAAAGCAACAACAAATGGTTCTTATTTAGAATTAGGTGCTGATGGTTCTAAAATTATTGATACTTTTATTACTGTTGCCGCTGTAACTAAACACTTTGTTGGTACAACTGGATTTAGTGGAATAGAAGTTCCGAGAATGACAACTGCTGAACTTACTGCTTTTGGGCCATCTTTAGCTACAAAGAATATGATAGTTTTCGATTATACAGTAGGTGTTCTTAAATTCAAAGGTTGGAACGGAACTGCTTGGGTAGAATTAGGATAGTAACTATTTAGAATGATTATAAATAACGACCTATTTTTAAAACCACTTGCAATTGTCGAATATTATTCGTATATTGTATTTGTTAATTAGGTTTTAAAATATTAAATACATAAAATAAAAAATAAAAATGAAAGGATTAAGCGAATTCGAACAAATTAACGAAAGTGCATATAACCCTGAAAAGGAAAGACCTACGAATAGAGAAGAAGCTATCGCTATTCTGGTAAAGTATTTTAATAAAGATGAAAGGTCTTATAATAATTCACCTACTAATAAGCAAACGGAGAAAAAATGGACTTATAATAAATTAAAAAATTACATAGCTGATTTACATAGTGGAAAAACATTCTATATAAAAGAAGAATCTATTGATGAAAGTTTATCAAACGGTGAATTTCGAGCTGATAGAAACACTGGTGTTGATATAACAAATCCATTTTATGATGATACTGGTAGACAGTATTCAGAAAAATTATCTCCTAAAGCAATGAAAGCAATAAAAGGAACTGAATTAGGTAAAGCAATTATGGCATTTGAAGATATAGTAGATGTATATATGGATTGGAAACAATCAGCTCCAGGTGGAGAAGAAGATGATTACTTAGATGTAAGAATAAAAGGATTAAAAGATTCAATCAAATATCTTAATAGCATTTAAGTAAAGCTATTTTTTACATTAATGACACTTTTTGTAAAATATAGTTTACAAAAACAACTAATTTTAAATTTAAAAACCTACTACAATTAGTAGGTTTTTTTGTTTGATTAAATAAATAAAACTAATATAAAATAATATGGCTACACCACTATTAAGACCTTTACGCACGCAAGGTGGAACAATTTATGTTTTTAACAGTGCAGCAAATGATATTGCAAAAACTTTTAGTGATGATAATGTTAGATTTACATTTAGTAAATTTGCAGCTTTAGATTTACCTGAGGTTAATCAACCAAGCAGTAATTCTAATAATATAGTTTGGCAAGCATTAGGAAACAGAGCAAATACCGGAACACCAACAACTTGGAGTAGCAATTCTGTTATTACGGATTTACTCGGTGCAAACCAACAACAAAATACATATATAGCCAATAGTTTTCAAAATTACGTTTTGAACTGGGAAAACATAGTTCTTAATAAACAAAATTCTATCGGTAATTTATACGATACAAGTACTAATCAAACAGTAACAGAAAGAATATTTTGGAAATGGTTGGCCGATTTAGGTGCAATAAGATTTGATGATGCAACTTTGAATGTAGATTCGAATGTTGCCAATATGTTTGTAGAAGAAGGACAAAATACTGCCGATTCAAGTAAAGATACCTACAACAGGGTAGTAAAATATTTAGGTGATATTGATTTAATTAACAATGTCAATAGAGGAGGAGAAGCTTATACACAAGTTTACTTACATATGCCATCAGAACACGGAAATACACCTACTGTTTTGTTCAATACTCTTTCCGATACTAATTACAACACTGGCATATTATGGAGAGGAACAGGAGAAGATATTGAAGGTAGAACTGCAGCCGCAGACCCGAGAATGTCAATCAAAGCATATTATGCTAATGATACTTCCGGTCAAAATTATTATACAACAGAAAATACATTTGGTGCAACAGCAAATACTACTATAAAAGTTGCAACTGATTTAGGTTTTACGAATAAATTCGATGTTAAATTATCCAATATGGATGGTGCAATCATTGATTGGGATAGTTCAAAATATACTAAAGTAACTAATAATACAAGTGTAAGTTCTATTTCAGAATTGAATGCAACAGCAGAAGCTGAAAACTTTTCTTTCAATACCGTATTACTTTACTATGATATATTCAACGTATCAGACGGTTCGTTGGTAAAAAGAAATCTTTATGGTGTTTTATTTATTGATGACTTTAAACAAACTATAAGTGCTGGTTCAGATTTAAAAGCATTTTCTAAATTTAAACCTAATGCAATAACTAAATTAAATGGTAATGCATATTCATTAAAAACAAATATAAAATTTGATACAAGTGCTGATAATGTAGGGGTGGAAAGAAGTATAAATGAGTACTCAACATTTTCAATGGATTTGTTTTCAGATGCAATGGTTCAATTACAGGATGCAACAGAAAATTTTGTTACACAAGAACTTTCAATACTAGGTTTAAATACTAAAGTAGATAACTTAGAAAAGTTTTATTTCAATCAAGCAACTATTGATGAATTGAATGCAAAAATTAGTACATTACAAACTTCTGTACAAAATGCATTGATCGCCTTAGAAAGTCCTACTACTATAATAGAATTAATTAGAAATAATAGTACAAGACTAAACAAACTTGCAGCTGGAGAATTAACGAGCAATTTGTCTTACAATTTAAGTCCTTTCGTACAAGGAGCTGGTTTGAAATTAGACAAATCTGTCCCCGGTAAAGTAATACTTAGTAATGTAGTTCAAAAATATAATTTTTTTCCTGTATGTTATAACGTTTCAAACAATTTGAATTATGCTGCCAATAATGGAACGGTTCCAAACGTAGTAACGAACCCTGCTAATAACAATATAATTAATTTAGGTCAATTTACGAATTACTTTAAAAATGATTCGACTGAAAGTTTGAATATAAACAACGATGTTATTATAAACATAGATGATACAGTTGAAAAGTTTAAAACGGGACAAGTTTTTAGAATTGTTTTTGATAAAGGATTTTCACTAGCAGATGCCAAAAATCTTTACATATATACCGATAGTAAAAATAAAAGACAATTAGGTGCATACAAATGGCTAATCACTAAATTAAACAATGTTGAGTTATCAGGAACAAAACCTATAATTGAAATAATTTGTACAAATGCCAATACGTATTCATTTACAATTGACATTTTAAGATAATATTAAATACATAAAGAAAATACAATAACCGATATGTCAGACGTAAAGAATAGTTTAAGTTCAATTGTGGACAATCTTATAAAACTACAAAGAAACAACACCGAAATTTTAACAAAACTTTCAGCGGTTGTTAATAGTGATGCAGATGTAGTAACATTAACTTTAGAAGATATTGCAAATGACAATATCAAAACAGTAACTATTCCAAGTTTCGGTGCTTTGAAAAAAGATATCGAAAGACTAGATGAAAATATAACTCAAATATCAGCATTGAATAATAAAGATGCTAGTGTTCAGTTACCGGATGGTACTTTTAGAACTATTGTAAAATCTACACTAAAGAAAAGTGCCGATGATATTACAACAGTTCAAACACCTACTGGGTTTAAATCTAAAAGTAATTGGTTCTTTGAATCTTTCTTGAATCCTCTATTGTATGTTGGATTGAATTTTCCGGCACAACTAAATCCGGATACGACTAAGGTTAAAATGCAAAAGTTTATTTTAAACTTGGACAGTGATGCAAAATTGAATATTTTCAATTTGCAAATCAAGAATAATCCAGATTTATCTTATGCAAACTTTTTAGACATCATAAATACAAATGCTATTTTATATACAATTGATGACGATATATTAGATTTACCACCAGTAGAACCTAGATTTTATGGTAATTTTTCTGTACTCAGAGTTTTTGAATCAACAGAAAATGTATTAGTTGATGGAGTAACTGCATCAAAAAAATCTCAAAAGTTTCAATTAGACAAATTAACATATAACGATAAAAATTCTAGTATCTTAGAAACGCAACAAATAAAAGTTGGCGATTCTTTATTGGTTAATAAAAATGATAAAAGTACAAGATATAAAATTACTGGAATTGATTTTGAAACATTTACGGTTTCTGTTATTTTGGCAGAAGGTTATGATTCAGTTAATATAGGAGCTGATAATTTATCTTTTTATCCTGTTGAAGCAATATCACCAGAAATTAGGGTTGGTATTGGATTCAATGAATATCTTTCTGTATTTTTAAAACCTATAAATCCAGATTCAAATAGACCGGCTGATAACTATTCCCCTGGAATTAGTTTCTATTCTAATGAATTAACAATAAAAGATACCGATAGTGCAATTAAAACTTTAGATACGTACTATCAAGAAAAAGTAGTAGATTTCGGTGCTGTTTTATTTTCTATGACACAAGAGAATATACCACCGGTTTCAAAAGCAGTAGTTCCTAATGTTCCACAAGTTGTATCGAACGACTTTAAAGTTGTTCAAATAAACAAACACGCAACGGATGGACAATCTAACGAAGACATTAAATCACTTAATAAAGAAAAATTATCATTAAAAAGTGAATTAGGAGATTTAGATAAAGCAATTTCTACTAAAAGACAAGGAATTTCTACTAAGAATTATAAATCAGATATCGAAAGAGATTCTGATGCCAATCAACTATCAACATTGATAGAAAAAAGAGCTGCAACTGAATCACTTTATAATTCGGTAGTTTCTGATATTCTAACAAAGGCAGAAGATAAAACAACTTCAAGTGCCAATGCAAAATATAGAGTTAGAGGGTTTTGGCCTTTACCTACTAATAAAATTGCAACAGATGGTTCTGAACAAAGCGTAATTCAATTCAAGATTGAATATAGATATCTTACAAAAGGAGGTGCTGCAAACAATTTGCAAGAATTTGACTTTACAGATTCAGATGGAAATACACAAAAAGGAGTTTATTCTAATTGGGTATCAATGAAATCACCTTTAAGAGAAAGATATTTTGATATAGATACTGGTAGGTATTATTGGAAAGAACAAGATACTGAAAACGGAGAACAAGTTAACATAAATCAACTAGATATTGCTATTAGACCCAATGAAACGGTAGAAATAAAAATAAAATCACTTTCAGAAGCTGGATATCCAGCAAATCCTATTGAATCTGAATTTTGTAATATAGTTTCTATTGAATTTCCGGACGATTTAGGCATTTCTAAAGACATATTATCAATTATTGATGAAACTAATAATGAAAAGGTAAAGGTTAGGTTAAATGAAGATTTAA